TTAAACACCGCATTGCGGACGTACGAAGCACCGCTGGCTATGAATTTAAACTGATACGCAATATGCCGGTACGCCTTGCGCGGCAGGGTTAGACGGGTGTCAGGCAGAGCAGTAGTCCACGTCTGCGCCAACACCGTCGGTGCCGTAGTCGCAGCCCCAATCAACGAAACCGGGATGATGCCAACTTGGATGCCGACACCGTCATTACTGTAAGCCGCGTCAATATGCAACGAACTGCCCTGTTTGATATGAAATCCGTCAGACTGCGGCATGTAAGACGTGTCGATCTGTGGGGTGGTGTAACTAGCCCCAATGTCGTCTTTGACTGGGGTGCCAACCGAGGATGCCGTTTGCTCGACAAAAACGTTATTTTTAGTCGTCGAATACATCATCACTTGATCGGTGTTTATTTTTACCGTCGACGCCACAATCGAGTGTAATAGATTAGTCGTCCCAGGCGATGGCATATTTCGAAAATACCAATCGTCGGTAAGTTCACAGTAGACGACTTGACGGGTCATATTAGCAGTGAGGTTGAGGTCACAATACCAATACGTCCAAATCACTTCCTTAGCCCCTGGGTTGTATGTTGCAGTGACCAGTTGAGCTAATGATGATAATTGACCGCCGTTGGAGAAAATGTCCCCGAATACAACCTCCCGCACTTTGGCCCCGATGGCCTCAGGTTCGTAATCCCGGATGCGGTAAAAGTCCGTTCGGCCCATGAAGTAAATGCCCGATGGTGTTTTGATAAGACCATCCGGGGAGATGCAGCCGACTTGACTGTTTGTCGGTGTCACCAACATCACATTCGGCAAACCAACATATTGCACCGTCGACAGCGCATCCGCCAAGAAGACGAATAGTAAATTACGCCAGACGACCATGTTGGTGATACCGTACCCTGCAAAGTCCGCATGAGGCTGGTTGGGCAAGTAATACTCATCCGCCTCGTTGAGCTGAGTCGCAAAGAACTGATCGGGGTTGTTTAAGTGAGACCAAGCCAGAACAAATGGCGTAGTCGCAGTGTCGAAAGCATCATCAGTCGTGGTCGCCGCCCCAGTGCAATACTGCGCAACGAAAAGGTGATTGTTGAAAACGACACAGCGGTTGCCGTAGGTCTTGGTGTAACCAACCGTTGTGACAAAGTTTTGACCATTGACTGAATTATTCCGTGCGCGCATGACGACTCGGTTGGCACAGAAGTAAACATCATTTGCGTAGGTTTCGGAAGCCCAGACTGCCGAGTTTACGGCTAGGATGCTAACGCCGCCGCTGAAGGGCAGGGCTGCTGTCCGAGTCCAAGTCCACTTATCACCAATAGTAAAGTTGGTGTAATCCGTCGTCGCGCCTTCGCCTTGAAAGGAGACGTAGAGTCCATTCCCTCCGATTGCCACCGACGGGCCGATGGCTATGTCCGCGGACCAAGCAGTAGCGTTTTTGCGCCAACGAAAAAGAGCACCGGTAGTGTTGATTTGGACATCAATCTTATCGCCGTCGGTTGTGAAGTCAGCTGTGTTATGCCCGTAAAGCAGACATTCTCCAGTCACGGTGACGTTATTTGGTTTTGCCGTCTGAGCTACACAAGGGATGTAGGTGTTTACCGCCGTGCTGGCATTTATGAGCCTCGCAGTGTACGGCGACACCATAAAATACTGCAAAACACGCTGCCCGGATGAATTGACAAACGCAACTCGCCGCATCAAGTTAATGGAAAAAATACCACCCTCACCGTTGATCGGCGACAGATTGTACAACCCCTCCAACTAAGGAGTCTGCTCCAACCGCCCACGATGTGGACGCATATTGAGCAGATACCATGCTGACTCCGTCCCGACCAGATGCCGTTGGGACGACTGGTCGACGCCACGAGTGATGACACGTAAATTGGATTGGAAATCGGCCATGTTAGTCCAGTGTTACCCAGTCATCCCCCTGATACCCCTTCTTCGCATCGTCAAAGACGGCGCGGTCCCAGGCGTTATTGACCTCAGCAGCTGTGATAGCAACCCGCTGGTCCTCTTTGAGGTACCCATTGAGGTTCTGTATCGTCGCCAGCAGTAACCACCTGGCATAGTTGTCGATGAAGAAGTCTGACGTCTCACTGCCCGTCAAATCAGCCAGCGACTGTTGACCAAAAAACAACAGCGATGTATCCGTCGAGCACGTGTTCAACTTAATGTTCGGCCCGACGATGTACGCAAACAGCTGTTGCGTCGGAATCGTGTTGTAATAATACGGCGGTATCGACGGGAAAGTCTGCAGAAACGGATACCCCATGTTGGCCGGCAGTAGCCGTCGGAAATCCTGAGTCGACTGCATCAACACCCGATTCGTCGGCTGGTATCCACCAACCGTATCTGTGGTGTAATTAAACAACATATCAATCGACCGGATACGGAGTTTTGTCCCAGCACCCGCGGGCGACGTATACGGACCGTACGTCGAACTCGCATACGCCCAAGGGGTGTCCACGGTCGGGCTAAAATACATAAACCCACGAGTCTTCAACCCCTCCCACGTAGCAGCCTGCAATCCCTGCTGGCGCGAGTCGTTAATCGCGGCGAGACAGTTATCAACGCTGGCCGGTGCAAACACCGACGCGTCACGACCGGTGTAATTCAACACCCTGTCGACAAAGCCTTGAACGTAAGATGAGTATGGCATGGGTAGAAAAAGATGGCCGCCGAGTGTGTATCAGTTATTGATACGCACCCGGCGGCTTGCTGACGTTACTTAACCTTTGCCGTAGTTCGGCATACCGCCGGTTGCGCCAGGAGCGGCGTCACCGGAGGTGGTGTACTGCTTCAGGGTGTTGGTGCCGGACAGACTGTCCTTAGCCTCGCCCTTGAGCATGGTGGTGTCACAGACGTCTTTACCAGACTTCGTCGTGACTTCCATATTACGTAGATCGGGAACTTTCATGGTGATGATGAGCTGATGGTTTAGTTGAGAACGCCCCAGACTTCAACGGCAAGAGTGCCGGTGACGTCGGCCGCAGCGGTAGAACCGTTGATGGCCGTGAAAGTCAGGAGACTGTTGGAATCGGAATAAGCTGACAAAGTCACCCCTACGTTGGCATTAGCAGGAGTGGCCGTGAGGAAGTACATGAGTCGTACTCCCGTGATGCGCTGAAAGCCGAGGACTGACGCTGGGATATCACCGGCGGTGCCACCTTGGGTAGAAAGCGCTATCGAGAATCGTTGACGATACTCAATGAGCTTACCACTTGCGGTTCCGACGGAATAACCTGACGAGTCCAGGGCTGTGACAGCAGATGCGGTGATAGCAGCCATGGTTGGTTAGCGCGATTAGGCGCGGTAGTCGAGGACGTTTTGCAGGTACATGTTGGACTCCGGGAACTCCAGTTCGAGTCCGGACTCGGAGAGCCACTCGTCTTCACGGTAGTCAGCGTTGTTAGGCTGACGTTGCGTGAGGAGTTCGGTGTCGCGACCGTTCATGTAACGGTAGCGCAGGTTGAGGACATCCAAGAACAACGCATTGTAGCGCAGGATCGGGTTCTGACTGAAGAGCGGATGGCTCTTGTAGTAGATTTTGCCGAATGGCGTTTGGTGCGCGACGACGTTCATACCGTACGTCTCGGTGATCGGAAGATCGCCGTTGAGAACAGCCCGGCTCTTGTAAAGCTGGTTGATGACGTTCAGGAAGCCGGAACCGCAGAGAACGAGCTTCTCGTTGGACTTGTTGTTGGTCACGCGGAACACGCGCTCCAGGTAACCGTCGTACAACTTCTCGGTGAGGTAGTTGTTCGAGTTGGTGATGATACGGCAATCGTCGTCCGTGTCCAGGGTAACAGCCGCAGGACCGGTCGTGCTGCCATCGCCACCGCGGTACTGGGAGTATTGCGCCTGATACTGTTGGAGGAACCACATGACGCCACCGGTGTAGCGGGTGATGGTGCCGCCAGCGGACGAGGTGAGGGATTGACCAAAGATGAACCCCTTTTCCATTTCGATCATGTGATTGACCGAGGCTTCCTTGGCTTGGTCTTTGTAAGGACCAGTCTCGTCATACTTCGCGGAAGTCTTCAGCGCGGTGCCAGTGATCTGGAACGCGGTGCGGAAGATTTGCGTGTAGTTGTAAATCTCGATTGGGAGATTGTACGGATTGTACGACGAGCCGATGTTACCTTCGGAGAAGGCGGAACCGACGATGAGGATTTCAAGGCCGGTGGCGGAGGCGGAGTTGTACGTCAGCGCGTTGGTCGAAATCTGCACAGCGACGAAGGCGAGACGGTTATTGGCAGCGTCAACGTTCGAGACGCGACCGATGAGACCGACTTGACCCAGCGTTGAGTCGATTACGTTGTATTTGATCACGTGACCAACGCGGAAATTCGACGTGCCACCGTTGACAGACGAATTAACCTTAATGCCGTATTGACTGCCGACGACGACAGAGAAGTTGGCAGCAGCGGTGGTCCAAGTGCCGAAGTCGGCAGAGACGGTGGAATACATCTGGGTGTTCCCAGTGATAGCCGCCGTGGTGGTGCGCTGCGGTTGCAGGCGTTTTTCGTACCAATGAAATTCAGGGTCGTTGGTGACCTCTTCTTTCATCAGTGACAGCAGGCCCATAAGGGGCGCAGCACCGTTCGGGTAGAAATAAAACACCGACCGGCGCACGTTTTTGAAACGTTGAGTCGAGAACGACTCAGATGAGATAAGACCTAGGATAGCCATGGTAGTATTGCGTTAACTTGCAGCATTGACTTAGCTTGCTCCCTGGAACAAGCGTTCGGCTGTGGATTGTGTAGGTGCGGCACCACCTGATGCTCCACTGCGCCCTCCCATTGATGTGGTGGACATGGACCGATTGCCAGACTGCTGCGAAGTGGTCTGGGTTGATGGTGAGCTGGGAGCGGCGCGGAACGAGTCCACGTGCTTACCCAACAGTTTAGCTGCCTGTGCCGCGACAAATTGTTTAGCCTCCGGAATGGAGTTGAATTGCATTTTACGGGCGACCGCTGCGTCGGTGATTTCACGCAGGAGTGGGCCGTATTCTTTAAGACCGGGGTAGTCGACAACGAAGTCGTTGAAGACCTGCTGTTCGGACTGCTGGCGGAATTGTTGTTGAACCGGTTGGAACTGATTGCGCAGTTCGTCGATACGCTGGTCCATCAGGTGACGATTGATGGTGACCGCCTGCCGAGCGACGGCTTGAAGGTGGTCGTTGTAGGCCGCGAGTTGGGCTGGAGTCGGTTGGACGCCAAATGTGTTCTCGTACGACTTGGAATCGGCCTCGAAGACGTTGAATTGCTTCTTGAAGTCAGCCTCGGACATTTGCGGTGCGCCTTGTGCAGCCGGTGCAGCAGGCTGACGCATCGAAGCGGCAAGTTGCTGGAGCTGCTCGGAGGACATGACGACCTGAGATGGCGCACTCGGAGCGGAACGGGTTGGTGCGCTGGGCGCTGACTGAGGTGCCGCCGCCGGGGTGGACGGTGCAGCTGATGGACTTGATTCCACCGACGGTGCTGGAGTAGTCGGCTCGGAAGCTGAACTGCTGTTGGGGGCGAACGGGTTAGCTCCGCCGTCTGAAGAGACGTCGTCTGCCGGTGCCCGAAGTGAGGTTTGGATTATGAACATATGGGTGATGAATTACTCTAACGAAGATGTGTTATCCTGCCCGTCCGGGCCCGACTGCTGAATTAACTCCTCCAGCTCCAGCTTGCGTATGGTTGTTGCCATCATTAACCTGCGCAGTCCCCGGATTTCCCCGATTGACTGCTCCCGCAGGATTTCCGCCTCCCGACTGCGGGGCACCTCCCCCAGGACCAATTTGTTGAGGGCCACCGCCAGGGTTTCCAGCTCCTCCAACCATTGCAGGGTTGATTTGTCCTGCAGCCATGAGCATAAGCTCCTGTGTTCGTTGAGGGGTGAGGTCAAATCGTTGGGCGTTGCGGATTCCACGGAGGTCGAGGATTTCATTGAGGATGAGGGTTGGGTCTTTCTTGAACAGGAATGTGAGTTTCGGGTCTTTCGTCATGGCCATCAGGAGTTCCTGGAGTGCCATGGCGGTTTGGCCCCGTTCGGACGGGAGAGTGCCGTCAAAGACGAGGAAGTCGTAATTGCCGACGAGGTGATCCTTGGTGACTTGGGAGAAGCTGGCGGCACCCTGCGCGACTAATGGGTCAGACTGAAGGCGGTTTAAACCGATCGTGTTGATAAGGGTGGGCTCGTCAAGACCCTGACGAAGGTTGGACAGCAACTTCTGTCCCATGGGTAGCAGCGCGGAGTCCCAGATACCGTGAGCGGTGAGGAGAAGACGGCCAGCGGCGGCAGGTGCGACTGCGCGGGCTTCGGAGGCGGACCGCCGGCCACCAGCGAACTGTCCCAGGATGGTGTCGGTGATGCCGGTGGCCTCTTGACCGTACTTGGTGAGATAAGTGCAGTCATTGAGGTGGGATTGGGTGACGTCCTGGACCTTAAGCTGCTGGATGTAGCGGTCGACGCCAGAGCCAGCCATGGTCTTTTTGAGACGAATGACTGGATTGCGGTCGGTGAGGTCCTTTACCTCGATACCCGACGGGTCGACGACAAAACGGTTGGAGATAACCTTACGGACCGAGGTGATACGGGCATTGATGAACCAGGTGATCGAGTCCTGCAATGGTCCAAGGATTTCGGCCAACCCGAAGTTGATGAACCGGATTTGGTCATTGGCAAACTGGGAAACGTTGTACGTGAACTCATCATGCGCGTAACCCATTTCTTCAAGTCGGACAATACGGGAGTCGTTGGCCATCCAGACGAGGCATTTGATCTCACGGTCGATGGCTGGGTTGAGCACCTTGCCGGGTGCGTATTCAAACTTCGACGGGTTAAGCCGAATCTGCAGCTCACTGATGAGGACGAAGCGCGGGACGTTGTTGTACATCAGCATCGGGTCTTTACCGATCCAGATGAGACGGCGCCCGTCGAGGTCTTCTTGACGGAAAGCTGGGATGTACTCAACACCGGCGCATTGCTGTTGGCGTTGGAGTTGCTCCAGGTCACCGCGGGAGTATTCGATTTCGTCAGCGCAGAACTCGCCCTCACGCCAGCGGGTGAGCGGGATACGTGGGTCGGGGAAGAAACGATACGGGTTGACCGGGATGATCTTATTTCCCATGAACTTGGTCGCATCCGTCACCTGTGTGATCATCGGCGGTTGAACCATTGGCATCCCAGGCTGCTGGACGAAGTTGGGGTCCGGCACTTGCTGGATGACGGGGACAGTGTCATGCACCCACGACTCCTTGAGGATGCCGACGCCGTAGCGACCGATGTCGGTGAGGAACTGCGTCAGCTTCTCGGATTTGAAACGGTTGTAGTTCAGGTCACGCTCGATGATTGCTTGACCGATCTTAGCCGCCTGCTCGTCCGCGGGAGTGGCCCCCGCCAGTTCGTAGAAGAAATCTCGCTGGTTGAAAACGCCATAGCAGAACGAGACGAAGGTTTGAACCTGTTGATACGTCAACGGGACGATCATCTTCATCGGCTCTTTGCGTTCGGAGGCTTTGACGTCTTCGGAGTCAGCCTGACGTTCACCACGATAAACCATGTCATGCCGATCCCAGTCGGGGTAGTGACGCACCATCTCGACACGGGAAAGCTTCAGGTAGTCCTTGCAACGCTGGAGCAACCCAGTGATACAGGCGTTCTGAGTGGGTTGTGACAACTCGTCAAAGACTTCAGGTAGCATGGGCATGGCAGGTGTGGATCAATAATTGATAGGCACGGGAAGGGAGTGCTTCCCGTGGTGGGAGAAGCGTTAGTCGGTCAGTTTGAACAGTTCAAGCAGTTCGGCACTGAAGCGGTTGCCGGGCAAACTGCGCTTGTCCGAGAAGTGCTTAAGGCAGGTGACGCAGGCTTGAAATTCAGAGTCGGACAAGTCGATGAAGACGGTGTCACGTTCCCAGAGTTTGGAGGCGTCCGCGAAACGCATAGCGGCAGCGGCGTCGACTGGTTGGCCGTTAACGACAGTGCCGTCGTACATCGGGCGGGAAATAGTGAGGTCTTCGAGACGGGAAGAGAGCTTGCCCGCTGAGACAATGTCTTTACGTTTGTCGGACCATTCGCGTTGCGTCAAGGCCGAGTTCAGCAGCTCGCAAGCTGCCCGAGTGATGGAGGATGAGGATGTGGACATGTTGGTTAAAAAGGGAGGTCAGAGCACCATGCCCGGACCTCCCAAAGGGTTAGCTGGTAGCGAACGGAGTGGCGATGGTGCCGGAGGCACAAACGACACCACGGACAGCCCAGAGGGTTGACGAGATGCACTCGCACTCGATCCAGGTGCCGATAATGCCACCGGTGGTCGTGCCACTCATAGAGATGGCGATGTGGGTGGAACCGTTGCCAGCGAAGGTCTTAGGACCGTCGGCGGCAGCAGGGGTGGCACTGACTGTGTTAGTCAGCACGTTGCCCAAGAGGTATACGGCAGCCGCGTTGGTGATAATCTTTGCCGCGTTCGAGGTGATGGTCGTCGAGACGAAGAATCTGTAAAAAAGACCGGCTTCAGGAGCTGGCAGAGTGTAGACGATACCAGCGGCGCGATCGAACAGCGCGGTGGAACCGGATTGAGCGGCGGTCAAAGTGACCGTGGCGCCTGAGCCGGAGATGGAGTTGATTTTGACGAGGTCCAGTGGGGGCGCGTCGCCCTGCTGGATGTCGGCCGAGTTAGGCAGGCCGAGATACTTGCGCATTTGGTATGGACCGTCGATAGTTCCTGTATATGGCATGGTAGAGAGGATTTAGTGTTGACTAGCGTGCCGGCAGTCAGCCGTGCGGAAATTAAAGGGTCAGCGGCGGCGTCGGGCCTCGCGGTGCCAACGCCAAAGGAGAAAGGCGATGCCTAGGAGTGTGCCGATAAGACCGGCGACCTCGTTGATTTGCGAAAAACTAACCATCGCGGCGGCTGGCGTTGCGGCGGTGAGGGTAGCGCGGATGTTGTCTGGGGTCATTTGGTTTTGTTGTATCTCGCGCCGACCCACCAGAAAATGAGCGTCCACGATCCAAATTGAATCTCTGGTGACATGGTAGCGCGGACTTCGGCGGATGCGGAAAAGTAGACCGAGGTCAGGAAAATGAATCCTGCCCACGTCAGCCCTGGGCGCGTGAGTTGGCGGAAGGCGTCAACGAGGACGTAAATTGAGCCGACCCAAGGCCAAGTCCCCGCAGGGATGACGAGGGTGGCGTTGGTGTCCTTTTGTGACGCGGTAAAAGCGTTCCACGCCGCTTCTTTCTCGGCTGCGGCGAGTTTGGCGTTCAGCAGCATGATTTCCACCTCGGCGTCTTTCTTTTTCCGCCATGTCTCGAAAAAGCTCGTCCCGAGATGAAGCAGCGACCCCACGACACCCCCAGAAGCTGCGTTGAAAAGGATGTCGGTGAGGTTCACGACGTCGGCTTGTCAGCGGCAGCGGCCTTGAGCGTTTCAATCTCGGCCAGCGCAGCGGCGAGGGAGTCCACCAGCAGGTTCAAGCTCTGCTGCTGGAGTTGGGAAACGATCGCGGATTTGTGTTCGTCTTTGGTCATGGCTTATTCCTCCGAGACGAGCTCAAACCCAGCGTTCACCGCGAGCACGCCCGCAAAAGTCGCGTCGTCCGTCCACGCGGCGCATTGCTCCGCCGTCGCGGGCACAAGTCCCACGGGCATGATTTCCACGCCGTCGGCGTCGAGCAAATGGCAATCGGCCACGGCGGTGGGTGATGTGTATTGGATGTATCGGACCTCAAACTGAGTTCCGACTTTAGGCTGGGCTGGAGACCCCATTGTGTAGGGCGCGATTGGGATGATGGTCATGGAATTAATCGTTTGTAGTTTTGGCCGCGATGTAGAGAGTCACGCCACCGACGACCATTGTGATGGTGCGGTTTGGCGAAGTTGGAGAGACAGAGGAAACGGTGTTGGCAATAGCCACCGCGCCCGCGAAGGTGGCGGCTCCGGTGGTGGTCAGAGCGCCATCGGCCGCAATTTCAAACCGCTGCGTAGGCGCAATGTCTGCGTCTGAA